CGAAGCTCGTGAACGAGCACTACCAGGGTCAGTGCGGTCACGTCCAGAAGATCGACAACGGCCTCTACACCGTCGAGTTCGCCACCGCGGACCCGGACAAGCCGGACGTGACTGACTTCACCCTGGAGGCTCTCACCAAGCTTCAGCAGGACGGTGAGGTGATCAACGAGTGCGCAACGCCGGCGTTCGAGCAGGCCGTGATCACCGTGGGGCAGGCGCGGATCGAGCTCGGCATGGATCCGACGGGAGTTCCGGAGGTGGACGAACAGCCATTGTCAGACGAGGCGAAGGAGTTGTTCGCTTCGATGACCGGGGAGCAGCGTGAACAGTTCGCCGCGGTTCAGAAGGTCGGTGAGGAAGAGATCTTCGGAGGCGAGCCCCTCTCGATGTTCGACACTCCCCCACCATCGTTCGAAGTGGGGGACCCGGTCACGGTCAATCACGCGATCAGCCAGTTCCACAACCAGCACGGCATCGTGGATCAGGCAGACACGGTGGAGGTCCGTGTCAGGCTCGGTGCCACGGTGGTGCCGTTCGCTCCGACGGAGCTCGTGAAGGCCGACTTCGAGGTCGGCAACATGATCGAGACGCTCGTGGAGCACGAGTTCGACGGCGTGACCATTCCGGCTGGTACGAATGGTCAAATCACCGTGACGGGCGTGAGTTTGGAGGACGATCACCGATACGGCTTCGAAGTGTTGTTCGCGGACGGACACCACCACGCGTTCGCGCCGTACGAGCTGAAGAAGATCTGATGTGTGACGTTTGCGGGAAGCCGTACAGCGAACACATAACCGCAGAAGCCATCACATGTCTTCGTGAGGCAACGAAACGGAGATAACTCATGTCCCACGACTGGGGCGGACAACACGAGGAGGGAAAGAAGATGGACGAAGAGTTCATCGAAGACAACCCTAACTACGTGCTCGAGGAGTACCGCTGCTCCAAGTGCCAGCAGATCGGCGGCGACTCGGACAACGGTACCTACGAGGGCTGCCCGAAGAACGACGGTGGCCTGCACGACACTGACGGCGGAACCGTCTAGGTTTGTAAGAACGCGGGAATTCGGCCGGAGCGGTAGCAACCCCTCTCCTACCATGGGCGCCGATAAGCTGGCAAAGGGGTTAGGCCAGCATACAAACAGAAGTCAAAAAGAGGAGAAAACATGTCCGGTCTGGACTCGATCGTCGGTTCCGTGGTGAGCAAGTTCAACAAGCCCAGCGAGCTCATGGCCTACTTCTCGGCCGGCGGGCGGAAGGTCACGATCACCGAGTACCGGGTGTTCTGGGACGAGGCCTGCAGCGACGAGGACAAGGTGTACTTCAAGACCGTGAACCTGGAGACGGGCCTGCCGGCGTGAACTCCCGACTGCGCTTCCCCCGCGGTCGGTAGCTAGAAGCGGAGAGTCTCTTCGGGGGCTCTCCGCTTCTACGGGTTTTATCTTTTACGGAGAGTTCGTTGGATAACAGCACTAGTTGTGATCTTTGCGGTCGCGAATGGGCGCCGCATCCAAGTTCAGGAGAGCTCACGTGCTTCGTGCACGGTAGGTTTGAAGGATCATCCACGGAGCGCCGCATTTACCAAGCGCACCTATTGGGTCGAGCAATACGGAACGAGCGTTAGGAAGAGCAATGCGCGAGTGCAGGTTTCGAGACGAACCGTACGGATGCGGAAGATCGTTGTGCCGGTATCCGCATGGCGAAACACTATGTGATCCCGAGCCGGCCGTTTTACCAAAGACTGCCGGCGGTAAGGTTTCGGTTTTGGTCGACAGTTTCGATTACTACTGTGTCACTACTCTTTGCTGGGTGGTGATTTTCGCGGATCACCGCAACGATGATAAATGCCCCGCGTGCAAGCAATCGGGTGAAATGATTGGTGGAGCAGAACCCCGTGACCTGGGCTGATAAGGATCTTCTCGATTTCAAACTCCCACTCTATTTCGTAGAGTGCCGGAATCGAGGGTGTCCGGTGGTCATTTTCGACCCCAGGAGGAATCATCTCCTTCCGCTGTTCTGTCCGTACTGCAATCAGAAAGGGATGAGGATCGTTGGATGAGAGAACTGAGGCCGCATCAGCAACAAGCTCTGTCGTTGCTGAAATCTGGCAGTATATTGTGCGGGGGCGTTGGGACCGGGAAGAGCTTTACGGCCGTCAAGTACTACTTGCAGTCCCATTCCCCCAAGGACATCTACGTCATCACGACTGCGAAAAAGCGCGACACTCTCGATTGGCAACGGGAGTTTGCCGACGCTGCTATCAGTACGAAATCGGGGGAGAGTGCGCATGGTGTTCTGACAGTCGATTCGTGGAACAACATCGGGAAATACAAGCGGGTGAAGAACGCCTTCTTCATCTTCGACGAGCAACGGCTGGTTGGTTCAGGGAGCTGGGTCAAGGCGTTCCTGACGATTGGCAAATCCAACTCCTGGATCATGCTTTCGGCAACGCCGGGGGATACATGGCTCGACTACATTCCCGTTTTTGTTGCGAACGGGTTCTACCCGAACCGGACGGCGTTCAAAGCCGAGCACGTTGTATACAAGCCGTACATGAAGTTTCCCGTCGTCAGTCACTTCCTCAATACGTCAAAATTGACGAGATTGCGGAATGCGATCCTGGTCCCGATGCCCTACGAAAGGCATACAACCAGACATCTGATCGTGACCCCCGTGTCGTTTTCATCAACCCTGACAAAAGCGGTCATCAAATCCCGTTGGGAACCATTCAAGGACCAGCCGATTCGCGGGGCTTCCGAATTTCACTCTTGCCTGAGGAAGATCGCGAACAGCGATCCAAGCCGGCTCGAACGGGTGCAGGAAATCATGCAGAAGCACCCGCGGCTGATCATCTTCTACAACTTCAACTACGAGTTGGAACTCCTCCGTACGCTTGAGGGGCGTCCCATCGCTGAGTGGAACGGGCACAAACACGAAGAAATTCCGGAGACGGATGAGTGGTTGTACCTTGTGCAGTACACTGCTGGGGCCGAAGGATGGGAATGTATCCGTACCGATGCGATGATTTTCTACTCGCAGACGTACTCATACAAGCAGTGGGAGCAAGCGTTCGGTCGGATCGACCGTCTCAACACGACCTTCACTGACTTGTGGTACTACTTGCTGATGTCGGATTCGGTGATCGATAAATCGATTCGAAGAGCCATCAAGGCCAAAAAAGACTTCAATCCGCACGATTTGTCCGGTTTCAGATCGGACTAGCCGACATTTCCAAGATTTTTGCCAAAAACTTTCTCTGAAGTACCTACTTGTGTAACCTTTTTATATATCTCTTACGCGCGTAAGAGAGTAAAAAAGGTTACACTATACAGCGTTTTAAGAAAAGTTTTCGCGAAAAATCTTGGAAATGTCCGGAGGGAGTGTAGTGGAAAAATGGATCCCCCTACAAGAGTTTCCTGACTACTCGGTCAGTTCTTACGGTAGGGTTCGTAGTGAAAGATACAACCGCATCCTTGCCGTCATTAAGAATGGCCGTGGAGTTGCTATGGTGACCCTCCCAAGATATGGGGTAAACACTAAGAGATCTTTGGCAAAGCTGGTCGCCACCGCCTTCGTAGAAATCCCAGAGTATCGAATCCCATTCGATACTGTTATCCATCTCGATGGCGACAACATGCACAACTGCGCCCACAATTTGATGTGGCGTCCGAAATGGTTTGCCGGCCTGTACAATCGCCAGTTCAAGATCTACCCCAGGGATACCCTCCCGCTAAGAGATTGCGAGACCGGCGAAGAATACGAAGATATTTGGACAGCCATTATCACACATGGTTTGCTATACCGTGATTTGATGGTGTGTGCTCAGGATCGAACACCGGTGTTTCCTACGTTCCAGAGATTCGAGTGGGTGATCTAAAAAAGGTTACACGGTAGCACGAAAAACATGGCATATAATAGAGGAGTAGAGTGTGCCCGCACTCTCGCGCTATATTTTTAGGAGGTGTCGTGGGTAAGTTGGAGAACGCCTATCAATCCGGTCTCATCGATCGGATCAAAGAACGTTTCCCCGGCTGTGCAGTCTTGAAGAATGACGAGCAGTACGTCCAGGGCATCCCCGATCTCACGGTGTTGCTGCCCGGCGGTGGGTGGGGACTTCTTGAGACCAAGCGCGGACCGAAAGCTAGCAAGCGCCCGAACCAGGAGTGGTACATCAACTGGTTCAACGAACGAGGCTTCGCGGCATTCATCTACCCCGAGAACGAAGAGGAAGTCCTCGATGCGCTTCAACAGTCATACCAACTTTGAAGGACTTCATGCGCTGTTGAGTCCCAGTGATTATCACTGGGTGAACTACGAAGATGACAGACTCATCAGCAAAGTGCATTCACACATGGCGGCTCGTCGCGGCGCACGCCTTCACGATCTCGCCAAGAACATGATTGAGCTCGGAGTCAAGCTTCCCGATACGGCTCAGACGCTCAACAGGTATGTGAATGACTGCATCGGATTCCGGATGACGCCGGAGCAGACTTTGTTCTACTCCGTCAATGCTTTCGGTTGTGCCGATGCGATCTCGTTTCGCAATTTGACATTGCGAATCTTCGATCTCAAAACCGGGGTGACCGAAACAAAGTTTACGCAGTTGTATATCTATGCTGCGTTGTTCTGTCTTGAGTACGGGTACAACCCGAAAGACATCAGGACCGAACTGCGGATCTATCAAAACGACGACGTTCGCGAAGAGGAAGCGAATCCTTTGGACGTCGCCGTCATCATGAGCAAGATTCGATATGCCGACAAGCTCATCTCGGAGTACAAGGAGGAGGTGAACGGTTGACCCAAACGGTGGGTGATTCTCTTGCACACTACGGAACCCCACGGCACTCGGGTCGCTACCCGTGGGGCTCAGGTGGCGCCGATAAGGCGAACAACCGGGACTTCCTCGGCACTGAGGAAAAGCTTCGAAAAAGTGGGATGACCGAGGCGGCCATCGCCAAGGCATTCGGCATGACAACCAGCGCGCTTCGGGCCAAGAAGTCCATTGCACGCAATGAAGAGCGTCAAGCTCAAATCGGTCAAGCTCAACGGATGCGCGACAAGGGTATGTCGAATGTTGCCATCGGTAAACGTCTTGGTGTAGGCGAATCTCAGGTTCGTGCCCTTCTTGCGCCGGGAGCCAAAGACAGAGCCGATGTCCTTACTGCCACTACCAACATGCTCAAAGAGCAAGTGGCCCAGAAGAAGTACATCGATATTGGTGCCGGAACTGAGCTGTACCGAGGCATCAGTGCTACCAAGCTGGCCACTGCAGTGTCAGCATTGGAGCAAGAGGGTTACAAGAAGTACTACTTGAAGGTCAAGCAACTCGGTACTGGTAAAGACACAACTGTGAAAGTACTTGCAGCTCCAGGTATTACGTATTCGGAAGTATCCAAGAATCGTGGTCAGGTTCAGCAAATCGGAGCTTTCACGGATACAGGTGGCCGATCCTATCTTGAAATTCAGCCTCCTTTGTCTATCAATAGTCGGCGCGTTGCTGTTCGGTACGCCGAACAAGGTGGAGCCGATGCTGATGGTGTAATTTATGTTCGCCCTGGCGTTAAAGACGTCGACTTGGGTGGAGCTCGATATGCTCAGGTTCGCATCGCTGTAGATGGTACCCATTATCTCAAGGGTATGGCGATGTACAAGGACGATCTACCAGCCGGTGTTGATTTGATGTTCAACACAAACAAGAACAACACCGGTAACAAACTCGATGCGATGAAGAAAATCAAGGACGATCCGGAAAATCCATTTGGGGCTACGGTTCGTCAGCGCATCGATCCAAAGACTGGTAAAGTCAAGTCAGTCATGAACATCGTGAACGAAGAAGGCGACTGGGATACCTGGTCGCGCAACCTTTCGTCTCAGATGCTATCCAAGCAGAGCCCCAAGCTCGCTAAAGAACAGCTTGCCGTCACACGCGAGCGAAAGCAAGCCGAGTTCGAAGAGATCATGGCGCTGACGAATCCTACGGTTCGGCAACGTTTGTTGAAATCGTTCTCGGATGACGTGGATTCTGCAGCCGTGCATCTGAAGGCAGCTGCTCTACCACGACAGCGATCGAGTGTGATTCTCCCGATCAACACTCTTTCGGATAAAGAGATCTACGCACCGAACTTCCGTGATGGAGAGAAGGTGGTTCTCGTTCGATACCCTCATGGTGGTATCTTCGAGATCCCCGAGCTGACTGTGAACAACCGCCACCCTCAGGCTAAGAAAGCTTTGGGTCAAGCCAAGGACGCAGTCGGCATCAACTCCAAAGTCGCTGAACGATTGTCAGGCGCCGACTTCGACGGCGACACGGTATTGGTGATCCCAAACAACAGCAGAAAGATCAAGACTGCTGCTGCTCTCGATGGTTTGAAGGGGTTCGATCCGCAGCGTGCATACCCAGGATATCCGGGTATGAAGCCGATGTCTCCTCGAACCAAAGCCACTGAGATGGGTGACGTCACCAATCTCATCATGGACATGACTGTTCGTGGTGCGGACACAACTGAGCTTGCCCGCGCAGTTCGCCATTCAATGGTGGTGATCGATGCGGAAAAGCACAAGCTGAACTACCGACAATCAGCTATTGATAACGGCATCCGTCAGTTGAAGGCAAAGTTCCAAGGCGGTCCTCGAGCGGGTGCTTCCACCCTAGTCACTCGAGCTACCGCTTCGGTGCGGGTACCTGAGAGAAAGGGTCGGTCTGCTGCAGAAGGCGGGCCGATTGACAAGAAGACTGGTAAGTTGGTGTACACGCCAACTAACGAGACTTATATCAACAGCAAAGGACAAACTGTACTCAAGACGTTCGAGTCAAGGCGTCTTGCAGAAACAGACAATGCGCATACCCTATCTTCTGGTACCCCTATCGAGAAGATCTATGCTGATCACTCGAACAGTCTGAAGGCTCTGGCTAATCAGGCTCGCAAAGAGATGGTCAACACAAAGGGTACTCCATACAGCCCTTCTGCAAAGAGGGTCTATGCGGATGCTGTTTCAACCCTCCGTGCCAAACTAAACGTGGCCAATCAGAACAAGCCACTTGAAAGACAAGCCCAGCTCCTAGCAAACGCCGCCCTCCAGGTGAAGCGGCAAGCCAACCCGAACATGGAACCTTCTGAAATCAAGAAGATTCAAAGTCAAGAACTTATCAAAGCCCGAATCAAAACGGGTGCTGGTAAGAAACGAATCGAGATCACCCCCCATGAATGGGCAGCCATCCAGGCTGGTGCAGTAAGCACCAATGTACTGCGCCAGATTCTGGACAATGCTGATCTCGATAAGATCAAGGAACTAGCAACACCAAGAGTGAAGCCTGCACTAACGACAGCCCAACAAGTAAGGGCTCGTAGTATGCTGGCTTCTGGCTACACCCAGGCTGCTGTAGCAGATCAACTGGGTGTGTCTGTCTCCACGCTCAACTCTTTGATTGAAGGAGGTTGATTGAGTGAAGCTACACATGCTGACCACAGTCGACAATCCTTACGATCCGTACACACAGTACGATGAGTGGTCGGCCTTCGACGAACGTGCTGGTTACTACACACCCCAACTCTTGGCCCGCATCGCACGCACATCACATGACTTGAGTGAAGAAGAACAAAACGAAGCGATCGAAGCAGCGATTGACGAGATTTGTCTTTACAATGTCAGTGGTATGCATGTCAAGGTTGAAGTCCCTAACGACGAAGAGGCTTTGACCAACGACGTGGCCTGAGAGTTGTTAAAGGGGGGAGGGGGGTCTCGCAACTCACCCACCCCCCTTGCAT